TATACTCACCAGATGCATGTTCAATTGCAGATGCTATAAAGCGTTCTACGCGAGGCCATGTCTGGTTAACCCATTCAAGCGGGACTCTTTGAACAATCATGCTGGCAATAGGTTGTCTGCTTTAATCTGTTTGCCTTGCTTTTTTGTGCCAGTTCTCTCTTGCCTGACCCTGTCCAACAGCTTATACAAATGGTCAGACCCAGCTTTGGTTGAGCCATTACCCAGACCACTAACTACGTCCGCAGGGATAACAAACTCACCATCGCTAAGACGCGCTTCCTGTCCGCCATCTATCTGAGCCGGAACATTGTCTGACATCCCGTCACCCCTGCCTATGATTTCGCCCTTACCAAATGCATAGTCAAGCATACGTGGGTCTACCCCAGCCCTTACTGCTTCTTCACGGGTTTTATACATACGCCGAATGTTACGAATAGCGGTGGCTGCGCCGCCCTTATCAAATGACGCTATGCCACCCTGTGCCATGGAGATATCGCCCATCAACCCACCTTCAGCGGCACGGGCATACCTATCGCCGGGGAAGTAGTTAAATTCAGCATTCCGATTGTAAGAACCCGGAAACTGAACCTTACGCTCATAAGGTTCTAGTGCTTCGTAGTTGCTCTTACGTTCTTCTGGCTCTTTATATTCTGTCGGTTTGGTAGCTTCCCGATAAACACCGTAGCCAAGCATCGCTCCATACGGAGACTTAACAGCATCCATTAATTTTCCGGGCTTATCAAAGTTTTCTTTGATTCTGTCGAATCTTTGTGAAAATTGCTCAGAGTTTGTTAATGGCGCTGCCGGTGGGGCTGCTGCTGGTGGTGGAGTTATATTTGGCAATTGAGTTGTTGCAGCCGTTTGTATAGGCGGCGATTCGGCACCATTAAAAAACAATTCAGCCTCTCTTGCTGTTGGCGCTGCTTGAGTAAATGGTGGCACAACCACGGGATTAGCTGTGGCAACTGGAGCTACAGATGCGGGAAAAGCAGAAGGAGCGGCAGTTGGCAATGTGGCTGCGGTTGGATTTGCTGCGGTTGCAGCTTCGGCTGGCCCAGCCAATCCGCTCAGAATCCCAGCACTGCCGCCAGCGATAAGACCTTGGGTCAAAGCATCCCTAGGTTTGGCACCCATAATCAAAGAAGTCCCAGCAGAAGCACCACCAGCAATTGCAGCAGCCATTAGCGGAGATGCGGCACCTCCAGTGAGATACGTTGCCAGCGCGGCAGCAGCCGTAGGCAAGATGTTCTTCAACCCAAACGCTTCTTGCAATCCAGTATGTGGGTTTGTAGTTAGCGGTCTTCCAAGAAGTTTAGCCAGCCCAGCAAGTTCCTTCTTGCTTACATGTAGCAACGTATCGTCACCATGCCTACCTTGCGCGGTAACAGCATCAGCATTATGGCGAAGAGAAGCTAATCCACCATGGGCATAGCGATAGTTAATTCCAAAATTTCCCTGCATCCCCCCGCTTGGTAGTCTGTTTACACCAACAGAAAAGTTTCCATTCTTACTAAACTGTTTTTGCATACCAGCGCCCAAGGTATTGCCAGACTCATCCCTTTGCCCTTGGAGATAGGCAGAACCCCTATCCAAAGGAACATCCAGCCTAGCTTTCATTTCTGCCTGATGGTTCATCAGTTTCTTGACCGAACCAGATAAATCACCAAAACCTACATTTTGTTTGGTTTTTACCGTAGCACTAGGAACGCCAGCCTCATAATCAGCGCCAGCAGTTACAGTGCCAGCCCCCATAGGAGCGGTCAAAGCCATACCAGTGCCCCTGTTCCTATTAACATAGGCCGAATAGTCAATTTCAGGAGCCGCGTTACCAAAGGCTGCTACTTTTTCACGATCTGCGGACAGCCTTTTAAGCAGCGCCTCTGGATCATCGGATACATTAAATTCAGCCATTGGTTACCTCAATTCGGTGGGTTTTATCAAAAATATCATGTAGCTTCGCCGCCGCTGGCGGTTATGGTTAGACCTGTGCCCGTGCTTTGAACTTGAATGGTGGTTCCAGCAACTAATACCTGTAGCCCGCGCCACGACAGGGTCGTTTTTGCTGCAATACTAAAATCATAATACAAAGCGTTTGTTGTTCCCGGCGAACCGCCCGCAACAACCAAAAATATGCGTAGCGTCAGCGCACCCGCCGTAGTGTTACAAACATCTATGCTTTTCAATAACGTGCGCGTTCCTAAAGGGCTGGTAGTCGTGGCTATTGGAGTAGTATATAAGATAGCAGCAGTAGCGGTAATTCCCGTTGCCGGTATAAGCACATTTGCCGTTATGTTCTGAAAAGCCATCAGTCATCCCCAATCCATTGCAGGGTAGTCAACCCATTGATTGCTTGTATAATTTCAGTATTGTTGCTGTCTAGCTGGTTAAAGTATAGCCGCAGCGTATTCAAAAGCTGGTCTTGATACCGTTGTTCGTATTCCATCGGCCCTACTGGAAGGCTTGGAGCTACGGCGGGGAATATGTTTTCCACTACCTTCTCCCATCAGGTCTGACATCAATACGGGTAGCACCCAACTGCCACGCCACCCCCTTGTCTGTAGACTCAATCTTAAACGCCATCTGCCGCCCACGTATCCGCGTGTAAACCTGCCCAGTAAAACGCTGAATAACGTAGTTATGGATTAGCGGGGAGTAGTTGTTAACGCTTGTCACCGCAGGGGTGTTAGGCGCACCATAGCGGGAACCTGAGTTCTGGCGCGGAAGCACAGACAGGTTGACCTTTGGTGCTGGAACATTAGAACCATCAAACGTAACGTCAGGCAGCATCCGCCACACAAAACCAAAGTTATGCCCGTCGCCAATATCAAAGTCTGATGATTGAACGTAAGAATAAATTGCCTCACCTTTTGCTACAAGGGAACAATCGTCTGTACCGTTCTCATGAAACATAACTTGATTAGGCGTTAAATAAGTTACCGCTGAGTATTGAACATGCGTTGCTACAGTCGTAGCAGCCCCAGCAGCCAGATTAAACACGCCCCGCGTACACCCAGTCAGTGTATTACCGTCATTGATGTCGTGTGCCGTATAGCTAATGCACTCAGAGTCAATAAGTAAAGTGCCTGAATTGGGGTAGGAATACCCGTTAAGTAGGGTTAGTGTAGCGTTAGTGGTTGGCGTTGTTGTTAACGCTGCCGATAGAAATGAATTCTGCACACTCTGTGCGCCCATTGGAAAGTCACGAAGCGGAGAATCCAGCCATGCTGTGCGGTTCATGGTGCCGTAATACCAAATCTTCTCCATATGATTGTAGATTACATAACGATCATTTACTGGGCTATTGGCAGATGGATAAAACCACCATACTTCGCTGTATTTCTCATTAGTGCCAGAAACTATTTGATATTTTTGATTTAAGTTTATGTCGTTAAAGACGTACTGCCAAACAGTGCAGTTAAGCGTATCAACACGACCCGTGTAAACGTAGAACTTATCCGTACCCATCCAGAATGTTTGGTTATTGACCGAAGCTATAGCGTTAGGCGATATGATGGAGGTGTTGTCCATCAGCAGGTTGAAGCCCCAGACATAGGGTGGCCCCAAATACTGCATGGTGAACAACGCCGCGTCTGTCCAAATCAAGACTTCCTGCTTTGCCGTTCTTGCGGCGACAATTGTTGAACCACCAGCAAGCTTGTATTCACCGGATTGGTTAGTTGCGGAAGGAACCCAATCGTAGGCATTTTCTTGGTCAGACCAACGCACAAGCATTGGATCAAAAGTTGTTCCGGGGGTGCCGGGTTCATAGCGGTTTGAACCAAAAGCTATGACAAACCGCTGAACATCCGACGCTATAACGGCAAGCGTAGTTGTTGGCACGTATGAACCGCCCAAGCTTGTCAACGTCACCGCCCTTGGATACGCAGACGTATCCACAGCCCAATAGTAAATAGCGCCGCCACGCGGAGCAAAGATCAGGTCTTGACCGAAGGTATCCGCAGACCACAACCGAAGCTGAGTGCCGATAGAGTTTGCTAGCGGTGCTGCCTCTCCCCACCCGGTAGCACCTTGATAAACATTAGCCCCGGAAGAGTGCGCTGCTGCTGTCGATGGGCTTGTAGCTAGCGGATATGTGGCACCGCGAGTGCAACCAGTAAATTGTGTTGCAGTTGTCCCGGTATAAGTTATTGCCTCTGAATCTATACCAATAGTCCCGGTCGCCCCAAACCCTATAGTGCTAACCACGTTGATTGGGTTGGTGGCGCTTGTAATCGTCCCGCTTAGAGTAGTTACAAGAGTGGCAGAAGTTATACCGCTCCACGTTCCCGCACCCCAACCGTTACCGGTAGAGTAAACAGCGCTACCAGCGGCAATATCATAATGCGCCGTTACAGTCCCGCCACCAGTAGTAGTAGATGAAGCTTGAATGGCACCAATGATTGAATATGTATTACCATCTGCCACGGAAACTATTTCATACGCACCACTTATAGAAACGGTAAAAGTCATGCTACCTGATACCGCACCACTATTTGCCACAGACAAAGTTACGGTAGTTCCTACAACGGAAACAACAGTTGCCAACGCACCAATCCCAGTGCCAGACACGCCTTGCCCAGCGTAAATGTTTGTGGCAGACGCAACAGTTATGGTAAAAGCGCTAGATGATCCTGTTGCGGTTGTAGTTGAGGTACCAATAGCCGTGGTAGAAGTTAAAGTAACCCAAGTCCCTACGGACGCACCGTGCGCCGTATCAGTAACGGTTATTAACTTACTACCAGACGAAGAAGCAAATGGGTTAGTCAAGCCAGTATGAATAGTAGTTTGTGGAGTAACGTCGTGATACAACCCACCGTTCTCAATGTAAAACTTCTGGTTGGTTCCAACTGCATTCAGGTCACTGTAGTTAAGCGTAACCCAGTTGGTCATGTCCCTATTTACACCATTGTAGGTATTAACCACCCCACCAGTTGATGTAGCCAAGTTAGTCCAGCCGCCAATCTTCTCAGGCTGACCGGAACGGAACCTGATTTTTTCAGATTCAAAATACCCGCCCTCATTGGCGTAGGTAGTGTTTTCCCGGTTGATGCCCGGTCTTAATACAAGTTTTTGTAGTGGCATTATGGTATGAAAAACCTATGTCCAGAACGTGGTGGAACACACTGGATATGGCACCAAGTCGGCGTAGCCACATCATCTTCTAGCCAAAGACCTATGCCCTCTAGTATCTGGACATTGTTGCGACAGAACTTATCCAACTCTCCGTCGTTGTCTTCAATGTCTACTGCGTGACCCGTCATGTGCTTTGAATGCGGAGCGCCACCAGCATGGTTGTTTACCGCCGAAGGACGCCAACCTGACCGTAGCCCCCGGTCTACCCCAAAAGCAGCGATTAGCTGGTTAGCCTTCTCACAGATAATAGCAGCATTCGTCTTGATATCTTCGGTCAACTCCATCTCATGACCTTTCAGATGCTGACCTAGATACTGGGCTACGGTAATCATTTGCTGGGGAAATTCCCGCCAACCGGGTTCAGAACCCCTTCGGCAGCGGCAGTGAATGAAGTTGCACCTACGGGAACATGGTCGCCCGTCCAAGGACTTTCATTGATCGGGCCATAACAAGAAGCCAGCCTGACATCGTTGACCTTCTTGGCTATCAGGTCACAAGGGAAAGACCACATATTGCTCATTCCAGAAGTGGCTGTGGTGGTGAACTGCCGAACTACCATTGGTTTAACGTCCCATGAGGGGGCTTGGGGATAGCTGGTAAGCGTTGAGAACAGACTCCATACCTTGCCTTCGGGAGCCTTACACTTGCCGCCCATCAAGTTCAGATCAGCTATGGCGGGGCCGATAAGGACAGGACATACAGCCACGCCCTCTTGAAAGGTCTTTCCATTAACGACAATAGTCTTACCTGTAGGTGTAGCGCCAGAAGCCGCGCACAGAGCATAGCGCCCCTTGCAGATAGCCAAGTCAACCGCGTTAGCAGAACCAACAAACATGGCAAAAACTAACAGGTATTTGCAGTTATTTATCATCGTTTTCCTCGCTTGGGGCTGAAAATTTAATACCCGCCAACAGGCCAATAAACCCACCAATAATCGTCTGAAACGCTGGCCCTAGTAATTTGAAGATGTCGTCGTTGTCTACGGCATGATCAAACAGCCCGACACACAACGCAAATACCATCCCGCCAATAACAACGCACAGCGTAAAACTGACCATCGTTGTGACAACAAATGTCAGCTTCTCTTTCATCTGTTGCCTTCTACGTTTCTTACCTTTTCCACAGTTCTAGCGGCAGCTAGACCCAACATGCCAAGCAAGACTTGCATCGTTATCGTGGTATCTATGACCGGGAAAGACCCGGTATAGTGAAACCAAACCTGTGCAGCAAACCTAGCCAGCGGTTCAATAATGGATACGTAAGCAAGACCACAACCGCAAGTCCATCCGATAAACGGCCTCCAGCCAGCCACAAACCAATTGGCACTCTTAGCTTCTTCCAAATTGACCTGCACTTGCAGCTTTGCCAAATCAGTTTCAGCAGCAAGCTGGGCAAGGTCGCCATTCTGCTGCATCTTCAGCAACTCTAACTGGGCTGCTGCTTTCTTCTCCGGGTCAGGAAAGAACCGCTCAATCAAAGACTGAGCAGCAGAGAACAGACCTGATATGACCAGTGGGTTCATTTGTCGGCTTTGTTTTCTAACTTCTCAAATATCTTTGCAAGCATCGCTTTGATGTCCCGGATGTCTTCGCGGTAGTCAGTCCGAATAACATACTCTCGCGGCAAGTCCTCGCGCAGCTTGGCAAGATCGACCTTTAGCTCTTTGACCGCAGCCCAAAGCTCACGAGCAAACCAGCCAAGAACGGTGAAACCACCACCCAGAAGCGCGTTTATTAGATGTTGGTTTTCCATGTCTATTCCTTAAACCGATGTCCCGATTACGGTGTTTGGGTTAACACCTACTATGTTTGCTACCCCGTTAATTGCATTACCTGCTGCCCCACCCGCACCACCACCAGAATCAGCATCATTCGGTGAGCCTGCACCCCCACCAGAACCAGCCGCGCCGTATCCACCCGCACCACCGTTACCGCCAGTGGCATATACATTACTGCCCTTGTTACCGAAGCCACCGCCAGCCGTAAAACTTCCAGAATCACCCGCAGCACCACTGGAGGCAGTTCCAAAACTAGCTACACCAGCCGCGCCACCACTACCATTGTAAGCCCCGCCACCACCACCGCCGCCACCAGCACTTCCCAAACCAAAACTGACTGCTCCACCACCACCACCACCACCGCCACCACCGGCTACAATATTACCTGCGCCCGTTATGGTTGTAGCGTATTGAATTCTTAAAGCTGTGCCACCGCCACCGCCATTACCGCCTGTATAAACATATGGGCTAGAGCCTTGTGCCACGCTGCCAGCACCACCAGCACCGCCTTTGCCTATAATTTTTCCGCTATTAGCTATGGTGATAGTCGATCCGGCAACCCAGCCAGTGCCTGTATCCAGTGCGTAGGTAGAAGTGCTGGTTGAATAGACGTTAATGCTGGCGTTAATAGTAAGCGTGACGGCAATAGGGAAAGTTGGCGAACCAGCCGCAGTAAATATGTTGTAGTTAGCGGTGTCGGCGCTTATGACAAGTTTTTTTGCTATACCAGTGGAAAAACCAAACCCACGCGCACTTGCGGCACCAAATGTATTAATCAACGGCATCTGATATACCTATGAGAACTTGGTTTGCGAAGCAAGTGCGGTAAATGCTGCTGAACCCGTCTTAAATATGGTTATGGTGTAGACATCCAAAGAATTAGCGTTACCAGCCGTTGGAGCACTACCCTGCCATTTTGGAGTGATTGCATTACCGTCTATTGTTATTGCGGTTTGGTAATAAGCTGTAGTGCCTTGTGTTACAGCAAACGCAATAGTCAAAGCTTGGTTTGTTTGCATCGTGCTGTTCAGGGTTACCGAAGAACTACCGCGTATATTCAACGTCCAGTTTGCTGAAGCGTTGCTTGTGTAATATAAAACCGCTTGAGTAAGCGCATCGTAGTTTAATGCCCCCGTTGCTGCTATGGCGGATATGGTGGCTTTTTCCAACAACGTCTGCACCGAAGCGTGACCGCTAACCTGCAATATACCGTTGAGCGCCGTAGGAGTGACACTTCCTACACCAACATTGCCAGCGGAATCTACAACCAAACGGCCAACAGCAGCATTTGCGGAAGACCCCGATGTAGATGCTGGAGACGTATACAATATGATACTGCCACCGTTTCCAGTGCCAGTACTAGCGCCAGCGGAAATTTGCAAACTAGCGCCAGCTATATTCGTTCCAAGTCCGCTAGTAGCTCTTAAAAAGCCGGTGCTTGGCGAGGCTACCGCGTCTCCGTTACCAAGAACAATTTCACCAGTTGTGTTAACAACCACGCAGGCGGAGGTTCCAGCATTGGTGCTAATGAACAAAGGCTGCGTAGGTGTTTCTAGAACGGTTGCGTATGCTGGCGCACCAGTAACTAATGTGCCGCCGACAGAAGACTCAGCGCCTACAATAAGCCCGCCAGAGGTATTGGTCATACCAAAGGAAACATTCCCTGTGGTAGTTCCACCGGCAGTTATAATTTGTGTGTTAGTGGCGGCAGTCCCCGTAAGGGTTAAAGAAGACATGCCATTAACCGCGCTAATAATATCTGTGCCATCGCAGAACAAGATAGCTTTTGTAGCCGCTGGAACTGATACCCCTGTGGTAGACGTTTTAACGGTTACAGCACCATTGGTGTTGTTAAAGATGAAGTAAAGCTTTGTGTTGGTGGGCACAATTAAATTTGTGCTGGCACCACCAGTGCCGGTCAACTTCAAGAACATATTCCGCGCCACACCAGTAGCCCCGTTAGGGATAGTGATAGTGGTATCTGTTCCCGTAGCGCAAGCTACGGTTGCATATCCACCGATTGCCTGATCTATCAGGGTTCCCAGATTGGTATTGGTCGTGGTTCCCCACGTTCCCGTCTGTTCGCCAGCACCGATCAGTTCGATGCCAAGGTTGCTGTATGTTGAGGCCATTTTAGAGTCCTAATGCTTGTTTGAGTTTAGCCAGTTCGTCTGGGTTGGACAGAATCTGTTCCGCAAGCGTAGGCGCAGGCGGCATCACAATTGGCTCTACCGGAGGTGTCGTGTCTATAAACACGCCATTCTCATAAAGCCAACCCGGACTTACCCTATCCGCTTGAACAGCAATATAGCCATCGTCAAAGCCCGGTGGCGGTGTAGTCGGTTGAACTTCATATTCAATGATGTTCTCAACCAGATTTCCTTTGATAACCGCGTAGGTTTGCATGTTAGTAGGACTCCGTTACGATGATTACGCCACCAGTACCTGCGGTTCCTGCTGTAACCCCTGTCCCAGCGGCACCCGCCGCGCCTATAGCGTACGAATACGTAGCCGATGGAGAGGAGATTAGTTTTTCAACATAACCACCAGCGCCGCCACCCCCGCCGGAACCGCTTGCAGGGGAACTTGCACCACCGCCGCCAGCGCCATAACCAGCAGCAGTAGTTCCATTGTAACCACCAGTAGCAGCAACCCCTCCTCCACACCCCAATGGCGAACTACCACCACCACCTGCGTTTTGTGTTGCACCACCACCACCCGGCCCTCCGTATCCACCTTGAACATTTAAATCGCCATTCGTTCCAGAGCCGCCAGCTCCTCCAGAGCCAGTAACCGCGCCGCCTGTGCCGAACGCAGCAGTCAATGTGCTAAAGGTTGTGCTGCCGCCGCTTCCTCCTCCTGTGGGCGTCCCCGTTCCCGCCCCAGCGCCGCCGCCACCCCCGCCAACACAACGAATCGAAATAGCCTTACACCCTGTAGGCGTCGTGTAGGTGCCCGAACCAGAGGTAAAGACTTGAACTGTTCTTGTGGCTAGACCCACCGTTCCGGTAAGGGTTGGCAGGGTAAGCGTTCCTGTGTTTGTGATTGAAGCTATAACCGGTGTAGTCAGCGTCTTATTCGTCAGCGTCTGGGTATCAGTCGTGCCAACCACAGCACCCGCAGGGTTGCCTACCCCACCCGCAGGGAATGTAACACCAGCAGTGCCGTCTACTATGGTTGCCATGTTTAAACGCCTTTATAGTCCGGGTTGTTAGGCCATGTTACCTGAACCGCAGCTTGTAACGCAGCAATGTCAGCCGCCGCATTGATAGCTACAACCGCCTCAGAAGCCGTAGTCCTGATAGACGCTCTCCAAGTAATCCAATCAGCCGATGGCACGTATTCAGGATCGTTAGCCTTGCGGCTGTCCATGTAGTCCGTAGTAACAAGTAAAGAATACGCCGTAGCCCGTATCTGAGCCGCCCACGTTGCTTTGAGTCCGTCCAAGTCTTTCGGCGTGTTCAGGTAAGTCCTGACCGCACCAACCAGCGTATCGGATACCCAGTAGAACCTGCCATCTTCAGGGCTATTGGCATCAGTCACTTCAACCAGACCCAGTGCAGACTTTTCTTCTGGTGAAGTCATGTTCAGCCAGTTGGATGGGTAGCTTGTCCCGTCAATAGAGAAGGAAGTGCCTTCGCTGATGTATTGATTAGATTGTTCACGGTAAAACATAATTACCTCGCAAGACTATTTTTAAACGGCGATTCGGCAAAGGCGGCGTAGATGTAGGTAACGCCAGACCCGTTGTTAATTGTATTTGTGCTGCGCGGTTTAAATCCATTTGACAGAATATCAATGTCTACGCCGCTAGTTCCTGCTGCATTTGCTACGTCTGGGTATATCCACGTAGTCGCTGCGTTTGATGTATTCATTGACGTGTCGTATATTTGCCAATTGTTTATTGAACTTGATTTAAATAAAACCCAGCGCGGTCTAAATCCCGTAAAAACAAACGGCCCGTCTGTTGAAGCATTGCCCGTATAACTCCCGAAGGCACTGTATCCAGCGATGGGGGCGAAGCAATACGAAACAAAGACTGAACCACTTCCGCAAATATTGGTGCCAGCAGTAAACACGGTAGACGTAGGCGCGGTGTTATTCATGAACGCGGTTTCTGCTGTTGCCGCAGAGGTATCAAAATACAAAACATAATTCTGCGGAGTAGCATTGCTGAAAGCGTGGTAAATGCGCCATGAAGTAACCGCGCTTGTGTTTTTAGTAATTACCATAGCAGGCGCAACACCTAGACTATGCCCAATAGTAGCCGTTACTCCTGTTCCGGTATACGTCAAAACACTAAATCCCGCAGTCGGATTCACGCACACCGTTGAGGTTATTGAACCAGTCGTATTGCTAACCGTAGTTCCAGAACCCTTCCACTGCCAGCCCACATATGTAGCTGCGTTTGTGTTGATCTTTGCCAGTGCTCCAACAGTAAAGCCGGTTGAGCCAAAAGCCGTAAGCCCTGTTGCTTGCGTTGTTTCAGCGGCAGTTGTATTACTTGCAATGTCCTTCGTAGTTCCACGCACAGAGTCATACCAAGCATGATCTGTTGCAGCGCTACGACTTTTCATCCATACAAAATCAGGCTGGAAGCTAGAGCTATTCACCGTGTTCGCTACCGTCAGCGATGCGCCCGTTCCTGTGTAGGTGGTTGCAGCTATGTGTGCAGCACCGATCAGGATGCTTGGCGTGGGCAGGTTGTAGGTGTTGAAGGACGGCGCAGATTGAATAGCCGAATATGCAAACGCTCTCTGCCCAAAATTAAACACAAAAGAAGGGTTTGACACCCCGGCCATTCCGCACATCGGGGCCATCACCCCCGTTAGGCCAGTGGCGACAGGACTCCCGGAGTTGGCTACGGTGCCGTTCACTGAGTAGTAGAGGCTTCCGTTTACTACTGCTACACCAACAATGTTATTTATTGCATACGTTGCAAAGGTTCCAATCAGACTTCCCCTGACGTAAACATCCCCAGTGCTAACAATTATAACCGTGTCCGAACGTCCAGAAAGCGGGCCGGTTGCACTCCGCAGTTTGTTTGCGTCGCCCAACCCTATAGCACCGTTACTCGCGTTAGCAGTCGGCGTTACTTCCCAATATCTAGACTCCGAAGATACGGTCATAAACATGGTGGAAAGAATAGATTCCTGATTGACCGTAACGGTTGCGGACAAATTTCCGTCAGCGGTGGTTACTCCGGCTCCCTTGTCAATAGGGTTTAACGTCGCATAGTTACTACCCGTAGCACTCACAGTCGGCACATCAATCATGCTGTCATACGTAGCGCCAGCGGTTACTGAACAGTTATTCACAGTCCACGTATTGCTGTTGCCAGACGTATCAGTGCCTAGTGCTGCTGTCGTAGCGTAGGAGTTGAAGTCTAGATGGAAGCCGTTGGTGCCGTAGGTGCCGGTGTATTTGATCGGTGCCCACACGCCTGTGACTGCGTTGACCGCGCCGAAGGATGTGGGGGTTAGGGCTTGACCGTCTACAAAATTAATTTCAGCGAAATAACCATCAAAAGTTTTTCCGCCACCGCCAGAAACGTCTTGACCTATACCGTGTGAAACTGCGGTATCAAATGTCGTATTTGATGC